GAACCTTCTGCAAGTGTGTCCCCTTCGAAATACATTTTTTGACCATCTTTGGTCATAGCTTCACCCAATTTAACAGGCTCTGCTACCGGCTGAGAGGTCAACTTTACGATGAACTCTTTTACCTTTTCGATTAGTAGACTTTTTTCCATATATTGTTAAATACCACTTGTTTAGTTTTTGGTGCTATTTAACACCTCATCAATCATTTGCTCTATTTCATTGTCCGATAAGTTGTCATCTATTTTAAACTCAAATAAGCCATCAATAGACCATCCATTCAACTTCTCTTCTTTAATTAATTGCCATACATCTTGATTGTCTACTTTAGCACCTACGAACCAAGTACCTATTGGAAGCGTTTCAAATGCTTTAACATTATCTACTGTGTGTTCGTTAGTTACAAAGGATTGATATATTTGAACTCCGCTTAACTTGATTCCATCATGATTTAAGTCTATAGAGTTTAACAAATTATCCTTAGCAAACTTAAGAGCGATTTGTTCAATTGTTTCTTTATCGAACATTAAATAAAACTCACGCCCGTTATGATTCCTGTAAATAGGTAAGTCAGGAATTAACGCAGGAGCGAATACTATTTGTTGCTCTTCGTTTTGTATAGCCATTTTAATAGGCTTTTCATCGTTGAATTTAACCCAATTAACCATTATGGCAGGGGATTCAACAGCGGACATGAATTTAAGTCCTTGATTGTCATCCGTTAGGATTGCTTTTACTATTGGTAGTTCTTTCATACTTTTGATTGTGTTTTTACTCTGTTAACATCTCTTTGTGTATTTGTTATATCTGATTCGAGGACGTAAACTCTGGTGTCTAAGCGTCCAGTTGTTTGTCCTTGTTCATTTAAGAAAGTACCCTGTTCAGTTCGGGTTTGTGGCATTTGTGGTGTGCCTGTTGGTGCTTGTCCGCCAGCTCCACCCATACTTGGAGTTTCAGGTGCTTGTGGTGAGCCACCTTGAAACCTTGTCCGTTCAATAGTTGATATTTGAGCGGCTGTTGAAGCTATTGCGGCGGCTATCTGTATTGCCATTACCGTTCCAGATGGGTCTACTTTATTTGCAGGTGAAGCAAGTATTGAAGTTACAGCCATAGCACCGTTAATTACTGCGTTGGCTATTTGGAATGCTTTATTAACTTCAAATTGTTCCTTTAAAATCTTTTCCTCTTCTGCTGAGCCTTTTTTAGCATTGTTTAATTTAGTGTTATAGAATACCGTTGATAAGTCGGTTAATCCTTTATTAACTAAAGCGCTTGTAGCTAAATTATCCTGAGTTTCTTTAAATCTGCGTTCACGTTCCTTTTTAGCAAAGTCTTCTTTTAATTTGTCAATGGATTGCTCTGCACGTTTTTTAATTAATAACTTTTCGCCTTCGGACTTTTCAGTTAATTGAGTTTCTCTAAATAATTTAAATTGAATAGCCTCTATTTCTGCGTCTAATCGAGCCTGAGTATCTTCCTGAGTTTGAAGTATCCTTAATTCGTTATAATTAGCTTCCTCGTTTAAAGCATCTTGATTGGCTTTTTGAAGTGCTATAATTCTATCCTGTTCAGCCTTTTCATTTGCTAATCTTAATTCATCTTGTTTTTTTAATTGAGCTTCTTTATCCTTATCGTCAAATTGTTTATTTATAGCTTCTTGTTGAAGTCTATAATCAATATCTAACTGAGCTAAAGCTTGATTCTTTACTTTTTTACTTGCCTTAGATTTGTTAATGTCTTCCGCTTGAGCTTCGTTCTGTATTCTTAAAGTTTCTAAAGCTCTTTGACGCTCATTAGTAATTGAGTCTAAATAATCTTTATTTTTTAATTCTTTAGTTTTATTTATTAAATCCTGATTAGCCTGTAATTGCTCTTGATACGCTTGTTTGTATTTGTCGTTTAGTTCTTTTTGACGTGCTGCTTCTGCATCTTCGGACTCTTTTCTATATTTAAATTCTTTAGATAAATTTTCTTGTAGCCTTTGGGCTCTTGATGCATCTAAATCTGCTTTAGCATTTATTAATTGTAATTCTAAATCTTTGAATTGCTTTAATTCATCATCATTAAGTGTTTTTTTCTTTTTTTGTAATTCAAGTAAATTGTTATATTGAGCTTGTACACTATTAACTATTGTTTTTAATTTCTCCTGTTCTAAGTCATAAGTATCTCTACCTTCCGCTTTAGCTATTTTAATTTTAGCATCGTATTCCGCTGATACTATCTTTTGACGTTGCTGTGAGTTACTTAAAAAATTCTTAGTAGCCTCTTCATCGGCATGGTTAGTAAATCCTATGGCATCCGTTAATAAATCAAAAGCCTTAGAAATACCACCTATTAAAATCTCAAATACTTTAAATTTCTCAAGTAAAGGAATTATAATTCCAATTAAGAACATTAAAGGATTAGCCTTGATGGCATCACCTATTCCTTTAAAACCTATCTTAATTTTATCTAAGTCTAAGTTCTTAAACCCTTGACTAAGTAATCCGGTACTCGCTCCTAACTTTTCAACTGCTGTACCTTGAACTTTAGCCGCATCACCTAAATCACCTAATTTATCTTTTAAGTCCGTTACCTTCTTTTGAGCATCAGCATAAGACTTAGTACCTACATCACCAGCCTGTAAGAGTTCGTTATTAGCGTCTTTAATCGCCCTCTTAAGGTCTTGCATGGTTTTAATCTCACGGTCAACCCCTCCTATTGTTATTGAGAATGCTATATTTTCAGCCATTTTGTAAGTCTTTTATTAATTGGTTAATATCTTCATTGCCTTGAGAATACATGGTTAATACAAAGAATAAACCATCCACTCCTTCAATCATGTTTAAGTATAGATTGCTGTTATGTACCAGTTCCCGTTCCATTTGATTAGTTTAATTGCGTGATATAAATTGTTAATTTGATAGTCCGCTGCTCCGTCAATAGTTCCTGCATCCGGAATAACCGTTACTTTATGAGCAGTGGCTACTTTTTTAATAGTGATTTCATCGTACCTATCATTTAAGGTAATGTCTATATCCCCATCTTGGGTATCGCCCATAAAAAAGTTATAATCATGCTCAGTGGTGTAATTAGTTAGTACCTTTTTAACTCTACATACTAACCCACCTTGGTATAAACTTTGGCCTGATAAATCTGATTCAATGGTTAAATCAGTTAGGTTAATTCCGGTAAAGTCTTGGACATCGCTTTGAACTAAAACACCAGAGGATCCGATTAAAGTAACACCCCTTGCTCCGTCTGCTATGTAATTATCCGAGCCATCGATAATAGTTGAGCCACTACCGTAGTTATTATTCCCAGTGCCTCCTAAGTTAGTATTTCCGCTGAGTTGACGTAAGTTAGGTCCGTTGTCAGGATTATATACCTCAGGAGTGAATCCGTTGTATAAAGGCATTCTAATAAGCTCTACTAAGGTTGTTTGTGAGCTTAGTGGGTCAAAGTCAACTATCTTATTAACTAAATAATAAGTATTATTAATAAATACTTTTGACCTGAATGTGAAATTCTTTATGTCTATTGCACTTAGATTAAAATAAGCCTTTACTACTTTTGAATTTTGGTCCGATACCATATCGATAAAAGCTTTATGGTATAGGTTATAAAGATTGTTAGTAGTAAAAGTTCCTAAGAATGGATAATCTAAATATTTAGTTTGAAAGTTTAAATCGTAAGTAGGTGTCAACGGATTATCAGTATGTCCGGCATAAGGATAATAACCATAAGTTGGTTGAGATGTACCATTACCAGTAAACACAGCAGTGTATAAACTTGTAGTAAATCCGTATAATGTCCAATCTTTAAATATAGTTCCGTACCCTACTCCGCTTACATAATTAGTACCATTAACCCAATCATTATAATATAACAAACGAATATTAGGTTTGAATTTACTTACCGTTCCGTTATCGAATGAATAAATATAAGGCACCGTAGCTGTATATAAATTAGGGTATGCGTTTGGCGTAGCACTGAATCCTAATTCATTTGTCTTAGCTTGGTTTATAAAGTCATTGTCTACTTCTATTTCTTTTGTTCCGAAAGTTTCACCTAAAATCTCCTTAGCTTTAGTATTTAAATAATCTCCATCCTCTTTATATTTTAAAGTATAGGTTTTAAAGTCAAGTTCTTGCATCGGCAATACTTCAAACTTTTTACCTATATCTAATTTATCAGTCCAATCAAATACTTCATAATTAGTTCCTGAACCTGAAGCCACACCCATCATCGGATAAAAACTTTCAGTCGGATTACTTGAATCTACAAATGGTTCTATTATATAGTTATTTTCATCATCCTTGTCAATCATAAAAACAAGGTTGAACATCTTAATAACGTCTTTTAATAAATCTAATTGCTTAACTCCAACAGGCAAACATTTATTTATTAGTACGGTCATACCTTCGTCAATCTCTTCGGATTGGTTTTGCATTGTGAATGAACCCGAACTTATGGATGAAGATGTAAAGCCACCTGATATTGCTCCTGTTGTAGTTATTGTAAGAGTATAGTCAACTAATGTATTAATCAAATCTCCACCATCTAAATATATCTCTACATCTACATTTACATTCCATCCGTAAATTGTTGGGCCTGATATACCGGCACCTGTGTTAAAGTTTGTTTGTGCGATTGTGGTCCAAGTAGAACCCCCATCCGTTGACCTTTGAATATATGCACCACCTACAATCGTAGCTGCTGTTATTGTGTTACTTATATTGTGATTAAATATAGGAGTGCCAGCGAAAAGGCTTAAAACATAGTTACCGCTTTGACCTACCGTTACAATTCCAGTCGTAGCGTTGTGTTGGTTTCCGTTATCGTAATAATTATAAGCAGGAGCAGTGGTTGGTGTTTCTCTTGGATTTGTTAAAGCTACTGTATTTAACCCTGTTGTATAAAAATAAGTACCACTAACTGATGTTATAAATGTTAAAGTCGGAGCAGTAAAAGATTGCGTGTAAAGTGTATGATACCCTACTGAGAATGTCCTATTATTGTATTCTGTTGGGTCCGGTTCTAAACTTTCGTTTGAGAATGGTATTACTAACTTTTTAAAGTTGCTTGATTCTAAAAATGTACTTGTAAATGTCTTACCGGCTTTTGTGAATATTTGTTTTATGATTTGATAAATAGGTATAGCCGGACGCATGTATCTCGTTTCCCAAGTATGCCCAAACATTTGAGATAAATTGTTAAACTGATACTGACCGTAATAAATTAACGGATATCTATACCCATAACCAGCTACTGTATTAACAAATGCTGAACCGTTCCAATTCTTTGGTGTGTTGCTTCCGTTGTATCCTGTTCCATTCCAATCACCCCAAGAGCGTTGAATAGTTGACCTATCTAAAGCGTGGTTAAAGTTATATGAATAAGGGTTAGAGTTTAAGTCAATGTCATCCGATGAGTCATCGTTATTAGTTAATAGTTTATCACCTATCTGTTTAAATAAGTCACCACCTTCGCCTATTAAGTTACATGAATAAGTGTACTGACCTGTTTGTAAATTCATCTCTATTCTAACAATTTGAATAGAGCCTTTAAATATTCTGTGTTCGTTTAAATAAACTTCAGCATCAGTCTTTTTATTAGGGTTGAATGTTTGTAAGTCTAAGTTAACATCAAAGATAAACTCGAATAAAGTATCTACCGACTTAACCGAAGGTAAAGAAATTGTCTTACTGAAATCGAAATCCCTAAACTCAGGTGTGCGCATATCCGCTACCGAATAGGTTATTTTAATTCCTAAGTCCTGCATTACAGGTACTTCAACTCCGGCTATGAATAGTTTAGTCATTTGTAAATTGTCTACGTTCTGTGATACCTTCGTTTACGTTAACTTGAAGATTAATTAATTTGTCTATTTTGTTTGATTTGAACTCATAAGTAGTATCCGTTGGTACTAACTTTTTATAATCCTGATATCCTGAATTTAAAAATAATTCCGGACTTGTAAATAAATCTTCTAATGCCAATACTTGAAAATCAGACAAGTAATTAGATTGTAAACTATGAGCCTTTTCGTAGGTGCTTGATAACACTTTTCGTTGAATACTTAATGGTGGGCTTTTAGTATAGTTAGTTGTAAATGAAGTGTTAGTATATGAAGCTTCGAATTTATTTAACTGAGCATTAAATGTTGACCGTGTTATATTATCTTTTTTCTTATGGTTTCCGTACATATTAATCCAGTCAAAAGCTCCGTATCTATTTAAATAATAAATAGGTTGATTATAGAATTTAGTACACGTTTCGTCAATATCAAAGCGTACCGTCTTCGGAGTCATGTTTAAGTTAGAATAAAATGTACACGTGTAATAAGATTCCGTACCTATAAATAAAGGTGATGAACTAACCACAGGTGAACTAACAGCCGTAAAGCTCGCTGGAGAATTGGCAAATAACTGTGTTAAACTTGCCACACCCATGTTAATACATACGTATTTGTTAGTAGTGTTATATGTGTTATTCGGACTTAATGTAGTATAAGGGTTATTAATAAAATAAGAGTTTAAAGCTGTTCCGCTTGAGTTATAAGTTATTAATTTAACCGTTGTGATATAATCCGCCGGACTCTGTAAAAAGTAAAGTACAGCGTCTTGGTCGGTTTTTACTTTTGTTATAGTATCTAAATTATTTAAAGTAGTTACCATGTCCGTGCCTACGTTGGCATAGTCATTCTCTTCGTATATAGCTCGTTCACTCATATTTAAAGAACCATTCCAAGCTAATACTACATTACCTGTACTTCCTGTGTGTACCGTTGGTGGTGTTCCGTAAACCTCGTTAATGTCTACTATAAACTTTTCGATTCCATTGGTTACTAATTGCCATCCGTCAAGTCCAAATGGGTAATAGTTTACTACGTGCTTTTCAGCTACTTGCCTTAAATTGAAATACCCTTTGAATGTAGTCGGATGTGGGTCAATGTTAAATGTATAACTTACTGAACCTACCGTTACTACAACTTGAAACGACTCGGAGGTACTTGTTACATTACTTCCTGAGAACTCGAACTCAATATCGTTAAATGCTGGTACTATTCTATGAGGTCGTTTAGTTATTGTGATTGCCATGTGTCTAAATTGTTTTTAATTTCTTTACCGTATTCTTGTCTTATTTTCTGCGCTAATATCTCCTGCCGTCCGTCGTTAACTATTTCAGTAAAAAAGTAATTTGCTTTATATCCGTTCTTTGCTATTTTCCTTGATATTAAAAAAGCCAAAGATTTAGAAGCCCTATCAAATGGCATCTTTTTTTCTTGAGCGAATTTACGTGCTATTCCTTTTTTCTTTACCCAAGGCAGTATCTTGTCTGAAGGTACAGGACCAGCACCACGTCCACCATCAACCCATTTCCAATACTCATTCATTGATACATCCATTTTTAAGTCATCTTTTGGATAGCTTATTTTGTAACGTATTGAAGCTCCTAACCTTGACTCTTGTCCGCCACCATAACTAACACCTTTCTTTTTAAGTGAGTTTCTTAAGTCATTAACTAACTTAACTGCAAAATCTTCGATTATTTTATTTATGCTTTCCAAGTTCAGATTCCCAAGCCTCGATACTGGCTTTGTCTTTTAAATACATTAATCGGTTTAATAATCTCCTTACATTCCACTTCATTAATTGCTCCTCTTTGAATGGGTCGTTTTCCGTTACTATGTTTAAAATATGATACCATCCGTAATGAGTTATTAATTTAGATTTAGTTCTTTCATGTGGTGGTTTATCTTCTCCATCGCCTGTTCCAAATAAATCTGCATACGGGCGCTCAAGATTGTGGACACTTTGGAATAAAAAAAAACAGCCCCATAAACATCGTAACAGCTTTTACGCTTGATTAGTTCCGCCCTTCGGTTTATTTCGTTCATGGATTCATCTTTATAGTTCCCTTCCTCATCTAACTTATCAGTCTTAAATAAAGGTTTGTACATTAAAGATATAATCTTATGTAAGTTCTGTTCGGTTTGTCCGTTGCTAACATAATGCTTTAAAGACAGATACCTGGAACTTGAGAACTTTGAAACGTCTAATAAAGCCTTATAAGGATATCCATTTAACCATATAATTTTCTTAACTGGTAGCTTCGGATTAGGCTGAAACAAAAAAGATATTTGTTTAAAATAGTGTTGAAGTTTCCAAAGTGGTAAAGACTCGTAATGCTTTCGGGACTTATTTGTTAAATAACATAAAAGCCTAATACATTTGTCTACTTGGTCATCTTCGGACTTTAGGATTTTGTGAACTCCTGCCAGTTGTTCTAATTTAATATCCTTGTATGTGCTTGGAATCATATCTATAAATACCTTTAATTTGTTTATTTGTCACATGAAAGTAACTCGGGTTTGGTCAAGCTTATTTAAAGCGAAATATCTTAAAGCGGCTATTGCGTGGTCGTTTATTCCGATAGGTTCTCCGGTTTGGTTTCCGTTCTTATCTTTAGTCCACACGTAACCTCTAAATTCTTTGATTAAGTTAGTTGAATCTTCGGTTATGTTAATCTTATACCTTTGTAGCTTGTCTATTGAATTTCTTATTGAATCCGATCCTTTTTTAGCTCCGTATATATTCCTAAATCCACCTCTGTAAATATCCTCTATGCTTTTGGGTTCGGCTGAATCCGCTATGATGTCCTTATATTTATCAACCCCTATTTCCCTCATTATTTGTACTATATCGTTATTTGTTAGTCTTGTTTTGTAGATTAACTCTTTAATGTAAAGTTCTGAGTTATACTTATAAACTGATATTAATGCGCTTGGGTCATTAGTAAAACCGAAGTCAAGTCCGTATCCTAATAACTGTGCTTCCGTTGGTATGTTATTAACTATCTCCCAATTCTCGAATATAACACCTTGTAAATTACCTATATTACCAAGTCCATAAACATTCCAAAGATTAGCCCAATAGTTATTCTTTATAGTTCCGTCATCATTATATCCATTCTTTTTATAAAGTAATATCTCAGACCTTTCATTCTCCGATAACAGCTCATTGTCTTGAAAAGTTAGTTGTAAAAAGTCACAGTCATCCCGTCCAATAACATCGACATCAATATAAAACTCCGAATCGGGGTTGTAATCTGCATAAACCTGCCCAGCGCGTGAAGCTACTTGTCTATATGTTTCAAAGTCTATTTTGTTAACCTCATTAAAATAAGCCACATCACTTCTGAGCCCCTTTCCGACATCGGACTTATCTAAGCCTATAAACTTAATAAACGAGCCATTAGGGAATCTATAAAGCGTTCCTGCTACAAATCTTGACTCATTATAAATACCAATTAAACGCATAAGTTTAACAAAGTCCTTAATAACTGTTAAACGCATCTTAGTTAACTCTGAGGATAAAATAAGTATCTCACGTCCTGCTTTACTTGAAGCGTGATTAATTAATAGAATAAGTATGCTTATTGTCTTACCAGCACCCTGACCACCTCGTATGACTTTAATACGCTTTTTAAGACTTGCTATCTTGCGTAATGAGGTTGTCTCTTGAATCATCCAAAGGGTCTATATTTAAAATGTTAATAGAAGTATTGGTAGTTGTTTCAGTCTTTTCGGTTAATCCGTTAAGACGTTGTGTTATACTTGCATTGTATTGCCCAACCATACCGCCTGTTATCTGGTCGTCTTTACGTTCGTTTATTATACGTGTACAGACAGTACAATATTCATCATAAGAACCGTTTTGATTGTCAAAATAGTGATTTATTGATACATCATAGTTACTATAACAAAATGCTTCAAATCCGTTTTGAGTTAATGGGCATTCTAAGGGTTCAGGAACCATTAGTCCTGTTTTTACTGAAAGTACATATTTGTATCTCGGGTTTGCTTTTACATGGGTTTTATAAGATAGCCACATTTGATAAAGCTCTTCGGGTGTTTTGATGTATTTATGTTTTGCCATTATCCTTGACCTCTTGAGGGTTTTGTGTTTTTGTCTTTTGGTCCTTTGCTTTTTTTATACCGTCCTATTTTTCGTTTTCCGAAGTTTAACTTATTATTTGATTCTTTTTTCATTTAAATAGTATTCCGATGTTAGGTAGTTCCGATATCACGTCGGGGTTATTGTCGTAGTGTTTATCAATTCCTAATTCTTTAATCTTTTGAACTTTTAACTTATTACTCCCAGTAGCGTATACTCTTAATTCAGGTATGTTTAACAATTTAGCAGTACTTAACATTCCTTTTTTATCACTACGTGCTGAGATAATATATAGAGTTTCTTTTTTAGATTCCGCTAACATCTTGCCCCTTTGAGTACTTAACACCCCGTCGTAATCAAAACTAATTTTCATTTCTAATTTGTTTTAGTTTACGTTTACTCCATTCGATACCTTCATCTCCGCCCCATGCTAACCACATTAAACGTCCACATCCATCTCCAAGTTCCTTTTGTGAATTTTGTCTATGTCGTTCAAAACTTGCCATCCTTGAAATAGTGTCTTCCGATATCGGTTCACGGTTTGCTAATTGATTAGCTCTTTGTTTACCTACTGCAGTTCCACATTCTCCCCAACCGTTTTTTTCAGCCCAACGTAAAGCTATTTTAGCGTTATCCGTTGCCGCCTGAGGATAGTCGGTGTAACTTTCTAACTTAACCTCTTTCCAGTAGACATTGCATAATAAATATCTTTGGTCTTGGGAATACTTTTGCATCTCATTATCGGATATACACCTTTGTAGGTATTCATCCTTTGTTTCTCCTTTGATTGGTTTAGGCATAAATAAAGCTCTTATTTGATATTCATCATTCACTCTTTAACATTTCTCTTTGTTTTAAAAGATAGTCAGCTAACCACATGTATTCCTCATTGGTTAGTTTTTGAGGTAGCCTTAACGGTCTACCTGAGCGTTCTTCTTTTAATTGTTCAGCGATAGTATATAACCTATCCGCTATTGAATCTAACTTATTTAATTGTTCAGTCATTCTTTTTTTTCTTTTTAGTTTCATGTGTAGAGTACCAAATTAACATATCCGATATACAGTCAGGACATCCGTTAATCTTAAATCCGGTAGTTTCCTCATAATAAGAAATTAAAGGAGCTACAAGCCCATTACCTACGTTAATCTTTTCTCCGATACTTAACCAAGCGTCAAAGGTTTGTTTGTGTTGGTTGTAATAGTTTAGTGATTCAGTTGAGTTCATTTTTAAATCTATTTTTTATTATTTCAAATCCTTCTTTATATCTTTTAGAAAGTGTATTACGTCCGATACCGGTTTTTCGTTCTATGGAGCGTAAACTCTCATCCTGAGCCTGAAGGGTTATAAGCACAGGTACTAATGTTTCTCTATTTTTTAATATGTCGTTAATTATAAGTGATGCCTGTTCTATATCGTATTCGCCTTGAGTTTCCGATGGGATATCGGATGTTAGTTCTAAATTACATATCTCATTTAATAGCGAGCTTTTACGTCCACGCTTTGACCAAAGATACCAGATAGTAGCACAGCAAAGGTTTTTAAGATTATCCTTAGCTGAGTATTCTTTTACTTTATCTGGCATATCTATTAACTTTAAATAAAAGTCATTAAACAGGTCATCGTGTAAATATCTATTCCGATACAAGTTCCGGCAAAAATCCCTGTAAAATTGCTCATTTTCGATTATATGGCTATCTATTAGGGTTTTGATATGACAAAATTATAACAAATGTAGAAAGTTAGTATAATTTTATTGCTTTGATTATCAATAAGTTAAATAAATACTTTAAAATTTAACATATTTGTTAGTTATTTATTTAATATATGTATGTATATTTGTGTATCAAAAAACAAACAATATGAAAACAATGACAACATCCTACACAAAAGCTGTTAAGATAGCTAAAGAAATCTTAAAAGACACACACAACGTTAAGCGATTAACATCATTAATCAAAAGTACTTCGTGTACTTGTGGTTGTGGCGAAAGTCCAGCAATCACAGTAAGTGCTATAATTAAAGATGAATACTATGACGTAACTGTTGGTATTTGTAAGGAATGTTGAAACTAAACAATATGACAAACTACTGCTTTTTTAAAAATCACAAAGTTTCAGTCGTGAAACAAAAAGAATCCTTTGGAGGTCCTATTTTTTACTCTAAAGAGTTTAACAAAAACTTTTACACTTTAAAAGAATTGTTTAACTTTATGAATGGGCAAGGGTACTTCCATTTAACTCAAAACACTTTAAACTACATATATGAATAAACCAAAAACAAACTGGTCACTTAATTACTGGCCATCCGAGGAAGTGAGGCACTTACTTTGGGCTGAAGGTCGTGGTAACTTCAGGAAGACAATCGATACCGCATTAAAACTTTATTTTAAACTCAATGGAAAGCTTCGAGATAACCGTTAACGGTCAGGATGTAACTGTGGAATATGAATACACACGTTACTACGATGAATACACTGACTATGAGGATATTAACATTACTTATGTTAATGCTTACACAGAAGAGGGTTCAATCGAAATCGACGAAGATTTAATATTAACTAATATACTAACAAGCTATGAATACAGAGAATATAAAGGACTCGGCAGTTTCTAAAATTTACGAAACAATGGATAAGCTACCTGCGGACTTATTCGTTGAATTTTTGCGGGAAAACAAAGAAACTCTTTTAAAGTTAGAGTCGTACATTATCAGCGAACAAGTAGTTAAAGCACAAATGGAATTAATATCAAATAAAAACAACTAAATATGAAAATAATATCAGCATCAATTAATCTAAACAAAATCAAAAAATCTAAATTAGTTAAAGGTAAAGACGGTAACGAATACCTTAACATCTCAATTATCTGTAATGACTCCGAAAACGAGTGGGGTAAAGACGTGAGTATAACAGAAGGGCAAAGTGAACAGGAGCGTAAAGACAAAGTTAAAAAGAACTACTTAGGCAGCGGGAAAACAGTTTATAATTCAGACAAACAATTCTAATGAAAACAATCAACTCTAAATTATTAGCCTTCCAAACAAAGGTTAATGCAATAAAGAAGGATGGTAAAAATCCTCACTTCAAATCCTCTTATGCTACGCTTAATCAAATCCTTAGTGATGTAAAACCTTTATTAAGTGAACTTGGTTTGGTTATTATTCAGCCTATTGATGGGCTTAATGTTAGTACGGTTATTACGGATTCAGAAACTGGGGAGTCCGTTACTTCGACCTTAAGAATACAAGACGGTCTAAATGCTCAGCAAGTAGGGGCGTGTATAACTTATTACCGTCGATTTACTTTGAGTTCGCTTTTATCTTTAGAAATGGAAGATGACGATGCTAATAGCGTAGTAAGTTCAAAGAAAATTAAGCTATCCGATATCACGATGAATAAAATGTTAGATGCTATCGAGAAGGGTCAAAAGAAACAAGTTGAACAGGCATTAGATAAATACGAACTAACCGATACTCAATGGAAAGTAATACAAACCGCTTTTAAGAATAACTAATGGAAAAACTAAAGAAAATATCAATGATATCGGAAACCGATAATACCAAGAATGAAACTTTTTTCTGTGTGTTTATTGAGTATGATTCCGGAGCAGAGTATCGTAAATGGTTCGCACGTCAAACCGAAGCTGAAGCGTTTTACGATTATTATTTAAAAGCAAATGTACCTAATAACTTACTTGTTAATTTAGTTAAGACTCATGACTTTTGATAATCAATTATTCCGATGCTCAACGCTGGGCAAAATAATGACTAATGACAAGTCAGGTAAAAAAATGGGTGAAACATCTAAGTCGTACCTTAAGGAGTTATTCCGAGAAGTGCGCTGGGGTGTACGTAAGGACTTCACTAATAAGTACGTAGAAAAAGGATTAGCGGTTGAAGATACAGCTATTCAATTTTACTCTAATGTTAAAGGTGGGTTCTATTCTAAAAATGAGGAATTTTATTCTAATGAGTTTATTTCGGGCAGTCCCGATATAGTATCCGATAAGATAATCGACATTAAAAGCTCTTGGAATGCTCATACCTTCCCCTTTAAAGGCGATCCATTAAATAAGGATTACTATGCTCAGGTTCAGGGTTATATGTGGTTAACTGGGTTAAAATCAGCCATTGTTACATTCGTTTTAATTGATACACCAGTTCAGTTAATCGAAGATGAAAAAAGGAGAATATCCTGGAAGATGGGCATGGTATCGGACCAAAACCCTGAGTATATTAAAGCGTGTAATGAAATCGAGTCTAATCATATTTTCGACCATATCCCTGATGAAGAAAGGATAATGGAATACGAAGTAAACTACGATGAAGAGTTCATTAACAAATTAAAAGAACGTATCTTAGAATGTCGTAACTATTTAAATAATATTTAAAATGAAAAACATAGAATTAATAAAACAAAAAATAAATGAAGATTTAATTAATTTAAATATAAGTGATAAAATTAATTATATAAACAATTTAAGAGAAATAATACATTTTTTTAGCCCATTTAAAAATGAACCTATTGATTTTGTTAAATGGATAAAATCAGATAATGTTCATGCAAATGATTATAACCCAAATAAAGTAGCACCGCCTGAAATGGAGTTATTAGAAATATCAATAATGAATGACGGATACACGCAACGAGTTGTTACGTTTCC